ATAGGGATTGCCCCCTAATAAGCCACCATCATGCACGTCGGTATCTTGAGGGTTTTCTGAACCAACAACAAAGCCTGCGTGTGTGACGTCGCCATCATCGTTTCTTTTTTGCGCATTACCAACACCCAAGACTCTGACAAACAGGCCGGATCGGGCATTTTTCATCCACTCACTCATTGCTAGCGGACCAAATTTCTTACCATCGGTAGCACCAAATTCAGCAACGAAGTCTTGGTATGTAGCTATTGTAATGGGGACAAAAGCTGCCCCCTTTTGGGATGTACCAATGACCCCCGCGGGTATGCCTTGCGGCCTAATCGCGGTTGGTCCGGATAAATCGATTTCTCTGGTACTTACGCCAGCACTCTTAAATGTAAGTTCAGCCATTGTGTTTTGCTCCTACCTGTTCAAAAGCTTGTCTAATATAGGTATTCATTATTCGAACATTACCCCGCTATTTGTTATGATAAAGTCAATTGCGATGAATTCGATTGCTCGAGTCGGCACAAGAACGATTCTACCATTTAATCGGTTGTTTTCATAATCTTCTATAGTATTGTTAGTATCATCCATGACAACCTGAAATTGTTCGATACCTGCTTGCGCCTGGACTAGAGCCAATAGAGGAACAACTGCCCCGACAAAGCGGGCTCGAGTTTGTGGTGTATTAGGTTCAAACAAAATATTGTTTGCGACTGATACAATCAACCTCTTGACTTCAAGTAACATTCTGCGAACGTTAACTCTATCAAGCGCAGATTTTTGCATCTGCAGTGTTTTTTGACCGAAGATAACGAATCCAGCATTTGGAAATACTGCAATCGGGTTCAGTCGCGAATCATATAATGTATCCCTGTCTCCAGCTGTGAGCCGGGTCGTCACATTAGAAACCATATCGAGTGCGCCTCGATTAAAGCCTGCTGGTGCGAACCAAGGATAAGAGACCTTATCATTAAATGCTAGCGCTGCTAATGCAGCTATAGACGATGGGGTTCTAATTTTAAGGTTATTGACCGGATCATCAATCCAGACATCGGGGAAATATGATGCACAATAATTGTTATCAAATGCCCTTGACTCAAACGACTCAGCAGTAATTGCGACGTCAGCCTTTTTAGTAGATTGATCGGGGGTACCCATGAAAATCCTTGCCGAATTTTCATCATAATATGGGACATCCATTAAGTAAATCGCTTTTGAATAGGCTCTTGTTCTCTCTGCAGCAAGGTCTGTAACAAACGAGTCTCTAATTCCTGGAACACAAAGAATATTTGTGTTTACAGTCATTGGGTCGGTCATCAACTCAACAGCCTTACGATAAGATGAAACGACGTTATTTCGTCGGCCAGCACCGGAAGTGTTTGTTGGGTCAGCCGGCTCATCGGCCTCTGCCAAGTCAAGGGGATGCATAAGGCCATCATTGGTAAATGCGTTCCCTGCCTTTCCTTCTACACCGGCAACCACACCATTATCATGATCCCCGACCTCAGTAGAGCTAGCTCTATCATTCATTCTTGCAACATCATGATCTAGAATGTTTATACCATCCCAGCCACCGTAGAACATCGTCGTAAACTTTGTCCAGTCACCAAAACGATTAAACTTAATCTTGTCATTGTGAACTAAGGTTGCCATAGTCATTCGATCAGCCGCTGGATCACCCAGGGCTGCACGAGAGGCGTCTAGAAGTGTATCATTGATACAATATGTTGTTTCATCAATAGCACCATTTCTAAAGTATGCGGCCTCGGCCATATGCTGAGATGCAGTACCTGTGACGTGTGTTTCAATAGATCCTACTTCACCAAGCAAATCATCTTCATCATGAGGATTAGAGAATGCAACTCTTGCGAGGGTGAATTTGTTTGCATGGAAATCATCAGCAGCTGAACCGGATAATATGGTGTCTAGCTTCGCAATTCCCTGGAATCGTGCATATGCCTTAATCAAAGGATTAGGGCTCGTTGAAACGTTTGTATTCAACGCCGCAGAAACGCCTGCTTCACCTACACGGGGGCATCTTTCGAATTTAACACCCCAGTAGAATCGGGAGTCCGCTCTTTCATTTGTTCCTAAGTCACCGATAAAGTTAATATCTCTAGCGACTAACCCATTTCCACCATCCGAGATTGACCCGCGGGTACATTTGAACCGGAGGGGAAGAGGAGGGACAATAGAGCCCTGGAGGTCTGAAACCCTGGCAGCAGTTGCAGCATCTTGGACAACACCACTTTCTACACCACCACCTACAGCATTTGCATATCCTCTTAGGCGGACGGGGGTATCATTTCCTGAGTCGACCCCACGCCAGTTGTTGTAGAGGGGGCCCCCAGAAATACCTGCGACTCGGGTTGTTGAATCGGCGTCTGTTAGGAGTACCGCTGGAAGACCAGGCGTGGTTCCATTTGGTATTGCACCTACAAGAGCAACACCATCGGCAGCGCCATCGGTAAGAGTATCATTTGTCTTAATGACTGGAATACCCTTGAAACCGAATGGTAACATATCCTTTGGTAGGCATGCCTCAGCATTGTCTACCTGGTCATTCATTATGACCCTTACAACCGAAGAACGGTTAGGATATTTTCCGCTGATAATCAAGCGACGTTCATCGTCGTCTTCAGCATCGAAGTCGAATAGGACTTTATAGTCACCAATTTGCCGAGCAATATAACGATCACTGAATGGATCAAGGTTACACTCAGGATAGGCCTCTATAACTTCCTTGCTAAGATCTGTATCTGCAAACCTTCTGATTTGAACTGTGAATGTTCCATAATCATACCCCGGATCGGTAGATGCGCGGAGGTCTCGGATTGATACCTTAAACTTGTCATTTGCATATGCACCATCATCTAGCGACTCAAAATGGAATAACTCATATTCAGTTGCTCCGTATGGTTGCGAAATAATAGCCGGTGTGCGGGCCATTGTGTATCTTGTGTCGAAGCGACCGAACAGCTGTCTAAACTCGCGTTGGCCTTCGGAGAGGTCACTATATGCAGAGCTCCAATTATCACTGCCCCTTAGGATTGCAATACCATCAGTAATTGGCATTGCATCATCATCATCATCGCCGTCGCCTTCATCAGTCGAGAACTGGAAACCAGCAATTGCTAGCTCATCCTCAACAGAATAGTCACACCATAATACATGCTCCATTTCCTGGAACTTGTCTGTGTTGGTATTCAGGATCTTCCCAACGTAAGCAGGGCTAGTTGGATTCAAGGATGCAGTTAAGACCCTTAATCCTTCTACTTCATCGTCTCGACCAAAATTAACTCCGGTGGAGGATGAAAGAATCAGCTTAAAGAAACCGTCAGTATTGACAGTTGCAAAATCATTTGGTACTTCAACCGTCCAATCAACCGAGGTGACATCAAAATCACCATCTGTAATTAGTACACGGGTGCCTGAGGCAACTAATACCGAGGCACGTACTATATTACAGAGGTCTAAGCCACCACCAACGGCAATTGCGCCGTGGTCGTTATTGCCCCAGCCTATGCTAGGACTATCGGTGAATGTTGGGCAACCTTCACTCTCTAGAGGCCGAAGCTGGTGCCTAGCAACTAAAAATTGCATGCCACCTTGTAAACTGGATTCCAGATCGGACATTCCAGGAAAGGGCCCATCAGGTGTGTTGCTAGTCAGTGCCATCTGGCTATCAGAACCATCATTGGCCTGACATGCGAAACCTGCATTTTTTACAATACCTAGTGCTGCTGTATTACCCATCTCACTACCGGTTTCATTTGAACCGGCGCCGAGTACTCTCATATATGTTAATGCCTTGCGATGCTTGAGAAATTCTCTTACAGCGTAAGGTCCAAATCGGCTTGGATCTAATCCACCGAATTTTGTTTCAAAATCCGCAAATGATCCAACTGTCACTGGGACGAATGCTGGACCGCGTTGTGCGGTACCAATAATGCCAGCTGGTGTTCCGGTAGGTTGTTCTTTCCTTGCGGAAAGGTCAATTTCCTTCTCGAAAAAGCCAGGTGATCGGAATGTCTGTTCTGCCATTAGAAGATTCTCCTTGGACTCATGTCACTCTTATCTAAGTATTGGGTACAAAACCAAACTTCTTGACTACTACGCCCTCTTAGCATTATATTTCCCCTAGATCTGTGGTGAGACCTTCTCGATAAACGGTTTCACCTTTTCGTTGATTTCTAGACTTAACTCGAACAACCTTAGTTATCTTCTGTCCAGTAAATGGATCATAATGTATTCTTAACATTTGTTGTACCTCGTCGCTAGTTGAATAGCCGCCTATAGCAGCTTGTATTTTTTCAGGCGAATTTACGCCTGTCTTTGATTTCATGGCACTTGGCCTATTATCGATTGTAGCATCTGATGCTCCAGGAAGGTCTGTTCCGGCTTGGCGGAGTGTCGATGCTGTTGCCGACGCTCCTATTGCTTGACCAGGTAATGGAGAATCAGCCATTGCAAAGTCTTGTAATATATATGCATTTACATCAGCAGACTGAACTCCTGCTGGTAAAGGTTCTATCGGAGTACCAGCAGAGCCATTCGAGGCGAAAGCGGTTTCCGGTGCAGATACATACCGTCGTAATGAGTTTGAAGCGCCTGGATAATCTGGCGCAATTAGGTACCCAGGAACAACTACATTGAAACTATACTTCACTAATCTTTCATCATCAGTAAAATCGTCGTAATTACTTCCTGGTGCTATCGATGCATCGATCGTTGCAACAAACCAATAACCTTTATCAGTTTCTATCCTGAATTGTCGAGCATGATTATTATGATATGTTGATATCATTGCAGTAATCATGTCATTCATTTGCTGGGTATATTGGGCCCAGAATGTTACCTCATATGTCGACGTAAAGAACTTAACTGCCGGCATCGTGATTATTTCGAAAACGTTAACACCAATATCGGCCTTAATTAACTGTCCGGATCGTGTATCTTCATTTAAATTTTGTGGTACCCGCCGAGTGGCGATCTGGCCTGGTTCAGTACCATCACCTTCCCCATCAATTAAGTGCTTTTCGTGGCCAGCACTGTCTTGATTCTTTAAAGCTCTCTTATTTACTAGTCGTTGATATACTGGGTCACCCTTATGTAGTCTTTTCTTAATAACCATAGGGGAACCTTGCCCCGGACCCATACCTTGCTCAGGTACCTGGTTTATATCGGTACGCATAATGGACACCAACGGTAAGATCAAAGCGCCTGCTTTATCTCTCAGAGGCTTCTTTCGCCGAAGTACAGCAAATCTTTCACCGGTTGCAAAGATAACAGGAATTTTGTTCATATTTCCTTGTAGCTTGTAATACAATGGTAAGTCATTATTGAAAAGATTGAATAAGGCGCGATCTACGTCCTCAATAGAACATGGGGGAAGATAATCATCAACAGCTACATTGTATCCTTCATGACCGGTTGGCCTTGAGTTACCATCTGCTTTGATCTTGTCTAATTTAGTTGACATTTTATATCCTACTCATCCCCGTAAAACGAAGAATCAGTTGTTGAAACGTTACCTTTTGTGGATACTTCTTGTGGCTCAGAAATAGGTGGATCTAATTTATCATCTTCTTGAAGCTGGCGAATATCCCCAGTAGGGCCTTCGCTATTTTCTTCAAATCCACGTTGCTGCACAAACTCAGTCTGTACCGCATCTGCTTCCTCGCTAGACTCATCAGTTGGACCAATTGGTTTGAAATTGATTTGTCCCTGACGTGCCTGTTTACCCATTAACTTGTATCCGGTCTTGTGTTCTACTTGACCATAAACGTTCTTATCAACTATAACTGACGTTATTTCAAAAAATAATTCGCCATAACTAAAATAATCACCAATTCGTACCTTAATCTCCTTGTCTAATAAGTCACGGGCATGGAGATAGATTTCTATCTGTGCAATCTGCTCCGTTCCAAACTGGTTTGTTGAAACATCCCCTGGGGACCACTCAACAAGAGCGTCGATTAGGGTTGGTGGATCAAAGATTTTTTCTGGAGCTTCCTCATATACATCATGGACATCAGTCAGATCTTCCCGGACACGATAATAATAGATCTTTTGACCTATCACATCTTTGGTGATCTCTTTCGTCAAATCCGATATATAATCGATTTCTCTTGGTGTTACAAAAAGCCGTGCCACTTACAAATCCTTAACCCACAATTATCGCTTTGCCACCGGGGACTGGCATATGACTCAAAATCTTGCGTATGTTTTCAACAGTTGCGGCTTCATCCTCAATCATCTTACTGTAAGTTAATCCAGCCAACAATTCTTTAAGAGATTCCTGCATTTGTGTTTTTTCCTCGCGACCTTGAGAGATCAGATCATCACCATTTAACGTGAGATCGCCTCCGGGAATTGGAACGGAACTAAATTTAGAACGAATGAGACCTAGCAATTCTTTAGATAAGGCTAAAGAATACTGCCTCATCCATTGTCGGCCCATGCTATTGATCTTCTCATATAATAGGTTACCATATGGAACGTTCGAGAGGTTGCTTACACCATAAATTGTGTCATCCTGGTGTGATGGATTAAACGGATCGGGGCTATAGGCAACCCGAATCCATAGCTTCCCGGGCGATGAGGCTGTTGGCGTTGGAAAAATCCTAATCTTTGTTCCTGAGGTCTTATAAGAGTAATTGGAGCGGCGGACCCTGTTTGAAAGATCCATCTGGCCTCCACGGAGGACGTCTTCAAATATTGGTAAAACATAAAAGACCGTCTCGGGAGTAAATGACTCAAAGGAAAACTCATTATTTAGATAATTTAGTGCGGAGGTTGTATTAAAAAATCGGTATTTCGCCTGGGGCGAAAAATGGCAGACTTCCATGATTTTCATTTTTGTCTTAAAATCGCCCTGGGCCTCAAACAAGGACACACCCTCTTCATTTTTAAGATCAACGTACATATCATAATCTTGTTGGTTTGTGACTAAATCGATAGAGCCTGAAACTGAATCGAATGACCCACCGAGACCGGCATCATGTGCATAAGGTGAAGCACGTCGGAGCATGAACTCAATATTCTCTAATGGGAATGTTTGTTCTTTTCCAGCAGGGCCGGTGTAGAATGTCTTGTCCTTATTATCACCTGTTTGACTCTCAACAATTTTTGTAAATGAGTCAACACTTCCTGTTGGAATTCCTAACAGGTTCATCAATTGTGATGATGCTGCATGCTCATTAATAATGCTACTATATTCTAAAAATGACTCTTCAAAGCACGCCCATATCTGCTTCTTTGTTAATTCTACACTAAGGATGTCATCACCAAGCTTTCGCTTCACAAACGTAACCATGGCATCCG